GAACCAACTAAAGTAGCAGCCTCTCCATTAGAGATACCCATGTTCATGGCCATTAAACCTACATTGGTTTGTAGACCAAAGGTTGCCCTATCGGTTGAACCTAATTCAGCTGATAAGTTTTTCGCAGTTCCAGCAGCATCTTCAAATATGAAAGATAAAACACCAGCTTTTCTACCAACTCCATCTGATTGGAAAAGAGTAGTTCCTAATTGTTTGTTTACATCACCAATTTTATCGGCAACAAATCCCATTCCACTAATGATACCACCAATTGCACCTTGTAAGTTACCATATAAGGTGGTAGCTGTCATTAAAGTTCCTCGAATGGTTTTACTTATACCATCAAGTATATCGTGTTGTTTTTGAATTAACTCTTTTTGTTCAGAACTAATATTAGAATATTCATTTGCTAAAGTATTTTGTGATTTTAACTGCTGTATTACTTTGGTATTACCATGAAGTGATTCACCAAGAGATGATATCTGATCATTGTATTCATTTGTAAGAGCAACTCTAGCTTCTACATCATCATTACCCAACTGAGCAATACTTCTATTAATTTCTTGAATTTTTACTATACTTGTAATTTGATCTTTATCAAACTTACCTTTTTTAGAAGCTTCAGAAATGGTTTGTTTTTGAGATTCGGATAAACTATTATATAAAGAACCCATTGATTTGATAGATGATTCTTCATTTTTATATGAATCTAATTTTTCTTGTCTAAGTTCTTGAAATTCTTTTCTTAGTTCTTTTTGTTTTGAAATTAGAAATTCTAACTGCTTTTGTTCATCTTCAGTTAAGGCAATAGATTTTTTTTGAAGCTCAATTTTTTCAGCTTGTATTTTTTTAGCTTCTTTTAATAATTCCGAATCATTTCTTGCCATTATAGCCTATTCCTAAGTTATATTATTTACTATAATCTTGAAAAAGTTTATCTAATTCTTGTTTTTCTTTTTCGATTTGTTTCATCTTATCGATTACTGGAGATGGTATTCCAGATTTTCTAGCTTTATCTAAAAATCTTTTAGTGGTATTTGTCTTAACACCATCAAAAAAATCACCGATAAATCTATTAACACTTGATTCGTTTACATTTTTTTTAGACATATTAACCTTCTCCGTTATATAATGAGTCTTATATAAATATAGAGCATAAAAAAAGTGAGGAAATTTACTTCCTCACTCTTACATTTGGTCCTTTTGAAGAATTACTTCGTGAGACCTTATCATATTGCTCTTTTTCTTTCTTTTTTACTTCAATTAATTTCTTAAAGTAGAAATTTCTCCAATGGATTGGCATATGATATACATCTGACCAAGTAAAACCATTTCCGAAATTAACCATTTCAAAGATTTGAGAATGGAGTTGAATACTATAATCATTCGGAAGGGTAAAAAAAGCTAACCCCAAATGGGATATCTAGTGCCTCCTCTTCACCAGTAATATCAGATACGAAATTGAATTTTAAATCTAAATCAGGACTAATTTCTTGAACATATTTTCTAAGAGCACGAGAATCACGAGCAAGTAAACCTTCTCTTACAAATTTGTTGATAAATCCTTTATCAGTATTACCATCAACTTCTGTAATCATATATCGTAAACGAGTGGTAACATCTTGTGAAACTACATTATCACCTTTAGTTAAACGATTTAATGCTTGAATTTCTGCATTAATATCACCTTCATCTTTGTGAGTAAGTAATCTAAATTTGATGTTTTTACCACTTGGTAATTGAAATGAATAAGAATTCTCTCTATTTAATAGAGTTTCATCTACATCTTTCGTTTGTACTTTTGAAAGGTCAATAGTAACTTTTTGTTGTTCACCTGAGAATGGGTCTGTAACTTCTACATTATACTCCGCACCATAACCAAGAATACGAGTTGCTAAAAGAATTGCGTTTTTATCACCAATGAATATATCACCAATGTTAACACTCTTATCAACAACGATTGATTCGAACAACTTATCAAGTACCACCCCCTTCCTTATCAAATTTTGGGATGCAAGTATATCTTCTTCTTTCGCTGTCATATACTTGATTTCCACTTGACCCTTTGATAACGGGCTTGATTCAGGATATACTTTACCTTTTGATGGTAATTCTATAACCTCTGTGGGAAATTCATAATTTGCCATAAACTAATATTTTAATGTTTGTATATAAATATATAATTTAAAAAAAGTTATAAAAAAAGGGTTCTCACTAAAAGAACCCCTTATTAAAAAATATATTGTGTTTATTATCTTAAAATTCTAAAATCGCGTAATCATAAGAAAGTGTTAGAGTGATTTCTGCTGGGTCTGTGGCATTAGCCCAATCTAAATCACCAAATGCAGCATTAGTAATGAATGCACCTTTAAGAGTCCATTGTTCAATTTTATCACCAACAGGTCCTAACATATAACATTGAATATCTTTCTTATAGAAATCAGCATATCCATCTCTACCAGTCAAAGATTCATGAGATGTCCTTACCCACTCCATTACTGATTGTGCACCACTTGGAACAATTGGGTCAAAAAGACTGATTTCAACATCTTGCCATTCACCCTTACCTTTAAGTTTTCTCTTAACGTTGATATGGTCGAGTGTTACAGTTTCAAACTGAATTGAAGGTCTGTTAGCTGTTTTAATAAGATATGAAGGAATACCATCGATTTCCATGATGAAACGATTTTTCATCTTCGGTTCGAAGTTGGTATAGAACATATCGTTAAACTCTAATACTTCTGCCATTTTTTATTTCTCCTATTATACTAATAAATATAGTACTTTTTTATTTTTATTTAATTATGCCGAGAATGCCGCCCCTGTCGGTAGAATGTTGAAATCAAGTACGATGAATTCAGCAGTCTTGGTTGGTTGTAAATAAATTTGACCAGCCATGATGTTTCTATCAATTACATCAGGAGTGTTATTCGTCTCATCCATTACTACTCGGAATGCATATAAACCTTGTCTTTGTTGGATTCCTTCTAAATATGGATTAACTGTATTCAAGAATCTACCACGAGTTGTAGCGGTATTTTGTTCGAATACCAAGTATCTTGAAGTTGAAGCAATATACTTCTTAACTTTGATAAGTAATCTACGAACATTGATTCTATCAAGAGCAGATGCTCTATCTTGAAGGGTTTTCTGTCCAAATGCAACTATACCTTCACCAGGGAATTGTGCGATTGGGTTAATTTTTCCTTCATATAAGGTATCTCTTTCAGAGTGTGTTAATCTGTTTAATACAGAAACAGCACCTACAATACCACCACGATTTAAACCAGCTGGAGCGAACCATTCAGCGGCAATCGCATCGTTAGCTGCATAAATTCCAGGCATTAGAACTGATGGTGGAACTGATATCAATCTATTAGTTCTAGAATCAATTGTTTTAACCCAAGGATAGTAAGTTCCAACATAGTTAGAATCCACTGCCGCACCTTGTTCTACTGCCAAATCAATTGAATCATTATAATCAGTTACATCACCAATGAAGAATGCATCTTCTCTAGCTTCTACCATATCAGTTACTTTATCGAATACATAAGAATGTAATCTTCTAACAACACCAGGAGTAGATACTAAGTTAATATCGAAATCATCTGGATTAGATACTGAATTGATTGCCTTTACATAAGCAACTGAACCACTTGATGTTGAAGTAGATAAGTTGAATCCTTGTGAGTTTCCAGCACCCCAATCAGTATCACCAGCTTTAGCTTCTTTTACTGTTGGAGATATACCATCGAATCCACCTTGGAATCCTATGATGAATTGTCTTTTATTAATATCTTCTGATAATGAACCTGTCATTTCATAAGATAATTGAGAATCGAATGCAAAATCAACATTCGAACCTACACCAGCACCATTAGGAATTGGTTTTAAATAGTGTGCATTATCAATTTTAACTACTGCAGTTTCTAAATCAATACCACTATATAAAGTAGAGTTTGATGAAGTGTTAGAATCTGAATCAGTTGTGTAAACTACATCAGGAACTTCAGTTTCTGTTGCAGTTAAGATTGGATTAGTATAAGCACCATGTCCAAATGGAGCAGAAGTAATAGGGAATGAACCTTCATCTGAAACTTCTACTCTAATATAAGATGAACGATTATCATAATCACCGTTCATAGTTTGTTTACCATTTGCATCAATGGTAATATTCATATCACCAATTACTTTCTTAATGTAGTTTGGAGATGCAGGATCAAGATTCAAGTTATTCCAAGTTTCAAGAATAACTGGTCTTCTGTTTGTATCTGAATATCCACGAACTACAATAGAGAAAGTTGCATAATCAGTAGCATTTGATTCACCAGCCGGTCTTACATTGAATACACCAATTTTATATTCTTTATTGTAGTTAGAACCATCACCTAAAGTATGTAAACGGAATAAATCATGTCTTTCACCAGAAATTAACTGAGATTTAATCCAAGGAGTTGAGGCATGTTGAATATCATATCCAAAGTCTTGGTCTGGTAAAGTTTCTAAGATTATTTCTGCACCATCATTTAACTCATCTGATTGATTAGTTGCGGCTGATTCAAAGTAAACATATGAGTAAGCATTTTTAGAACCACGAGCAGATTCACCGAATACATCGGATAAATCATTTGCCGCGGATGGTAAAATAGATGCTGATACCGAAGTTCCTAATGCCGAACCACTAATTAAGAATGCTGATGCAGATGGTTGAGCATCAATAGTAGTAGAAGGTAAACCAACTGATTCATCTCCATTATGAGTTACGAATAAAGAACCCACTACTTTGATACCACTTGAACCTGATACTTTTATAGCAACAGGATCTACATGAGTATAACCACCGATGTTTCCAACACGAACGATAGTTACAGTTCCAGCTTCTCTTAAATAGTTTTGTACGGTATATCCTGTATAATATGTTCCATCAGGTGTACCGAAAATTTGTTCAAATTCTGATTGGGTGTTTACAATGGTTGGTACGAAAGCAGGTCCTTTGTGGAAAGGTCCTATAATTGCTGCTCCGATTTCACCAATTCCTTGTGATAAGAAAGAAAGGTCATTCTCTCTTGTAAATACACCAGGTGATACAATCTTTTCTGCCATGTTATATTACTCCTTGTTAATAAAATTGTGTAATGATACACATATAAATATAAAATACTTTTTGAAAAGTATTAATTATTAGTTTGATTCGGATTCTTTAGCGGTTGGAGTAAAGGTATTATTCGTTGGGTCATAATTACCATCACCATACTTTTCATTCAGAGTTTTAAATAACTCTTGTTCTTGTTGTTGTAATTCAGAATGTTTCTGAATCAATTCGTTTTGTAAACCATCGAGTTCACTTAATCTTCTTTCTCTTTCAATTGAAACTTGTCCTAGTTGTGTAAACACATTAGCAACATCTTGTCTTAATTGATTAATTTGTGAAACTTCTTCTTCTGTAAACTTAATTTGTTCTGCCATTTTGTAACGTTTTTTAATTTGTATTTTAGTTTATATATATAAATATATAAGTTTATCGGAAACGTAAAATTAAATTCCAATACCTTGTGTATGATTAATTGTTAAAGTTGAAGTCCAACCAGATTTTAATCCATGATCTATAGCCCTAACTCTTGCATAATAAGTACCAGTTGGTAATGCAACTATATTAAGAGTGGTTGTACTATATTCTGTAAAGTTTAAGGTTGGTGATGAGAAATTTGAATTATTATCAACTTGAACATCATATGCAGTTACACCAGTATCACCACTAGAACTACCAGCTGCCCATGTGATATTTTTATTTTCACCATTTACTACAGTATAAGTTAACGAGGTTGGTGCACCAGGTGCACCTAAATCAGTATGAGTGTTACCTTCATCTTTATTGTGTGTAATATATCCATTAGCTAAATAAGTATCAGGACCAGAAACATCCATAGATACAATTTCAGTGGTTTCAGCTTTAGCATCTACTGATACCACCTCAACCTCTGAACCATCATTTTTAATTAAAAAATCACCCACTTTTACTTTATGAATTGTTTTGAATCTACGAATTCCATCAGAATTTACTAAAAGAGGGTGTTCTGAACTTGCAACAATCTCACCATTATTAATATCATATACTATATCAGTAAAAGAAAATACTAAATTTAAAACCTCAACTTCTGTTTCAGATGGAGAAAGTTGAGAATCATAACTCCAATCTAACATATTAATATCTGAAGTTAAACCTTCTAAAGAATATCCTTTTAATTTATCACCTTCATTTAAATCACCAATTTCAACTTGAGTTCCATCTGAGAGGGTTACTAAGGTATCCGATTTTAAACACAGTGCAGTTGAATTACCATCATATGAATCTACTGAATAAACTGTTTTATTTTTGTTTACACCGTAATCAGTTGCATGGTCGTTAAATCCATCAGCAAAAACCACTCTAATAGTATGAGTTTCAATTCCTTGTAATGTAGTTTGAGAAGGAGCATCTGTCATGTTACCAACAGCAAAAGTAGCAGTTGCACCACTATTTGTATCTAAAGAAATTTTAGTACCAGTTGGAACTGACCAAGTGAAGTTTGCAGCTCTTGAACTAATTCTTGAAAAGTTTGAACCTTCACCACTAAATCCAAGTATGTAATTTTCATTTGTATTTTCTACCACATAAGTAAATCCATCTATTTCATCAACTGAATCAATCTTAAAAGATGACATTGCAATTGGCCCACTTGTGTTTCCTTTTGCAGCAGATAATGATTTAGTACCTTGACCGGTTGCTGATGCTAGTCCATTTAATGAAAGGGTTATAGACATTTTATTTTTTCTCCTATTTAACTATTATAAATATCAAAGAACTCTCTTACCCATCTTTCTTTATCGGTAAAATTATCTTTCATATATTGTTTTAGGTGCAAAAACCACTTATTTTTTTCTTCGTAAGAGGTTTTTAGTAACTTATTATAAATATCGTGAAATTCTTTTTTATTTGATGCTCTATAAGGATACTCTAAATCCTTAACCCAAGTTTTATGTAGAATTGGTAGTTTTCCTCTATCTACTGATTGAAAAATTGAATACCCAAATGGTTCACTTGTAAAAGCAGAATGTGATATTCCCCAATCCATATTCCAAAATTTTTCACTAAAACGAGAATTATAGTGAAATATCTTCGATTTACTTACATCTATCTTTGCTCCATTTTTCCAAACTAAATTGAACTCTTTTGAGTTGGTAAAAATATAACTTGGTAACCCATCTAAGTAATGTGGGTTTTTTCTACCCTCACATCTTGAAGCAAAGCCGAGGTAATTTGATTTTGAGAGAGGTAAATCGTGTTTAAACTCATAAAAATTAGGTATATTTTTATTTTCTATAAGAATATCATATAATCCTACCCATATTGAATGAGTAGCCCATTCATTTATTTCTTTTTCCCAAGATGAATCTAAATAAGGGTGCCAACCTAATGATGCATCAGTTCCAACTTGTGATTTTAAGATATGATCAACTGAATTGTGTAAAACATTTGAGTAAATCTTATGTTTATTTTCTACCAACACCTTCATTGGTGTATAATGACCATGTAAAATGTTAATTCTACGAGCACCTCTACACAATTCTTCGAATTTTTCGATATCATCACCATGCCAATGAGCTTCAATAGGAAATCTATAATCTTCGTATCCTTTTGGTTTGTTTCTATGTAATAAAAGTATGGGTTTAACCTCTAAGTAAGGAGCAACTAGTTCCATCCATAAATTTACCCAAGTATCAGTACCTGCATTTACCCAAGGTCCTCCACCTGTTGTATAATA